AAGTAAAAGTCAGGCTAAGAAAAACGGGAGGCGTGATGGAGATTATGACTTCGGAACTAATCCCTGTTCAGAAATCATACTTCGACCATACCAATTCTGTAACCTCACAGAGGTCGTGGTCAGAGCAGAGGACACTGTAGAGTCGCTAGCTAAGAAGGTAAAGATTGCTACGATCCTGGGTACATTCCAGTCTACTCTAACGCACTTCCCGTATCTGCGTAAGATATGGAATAAGAATACAGAAGAGGAGCGACTGCTTGGTGTATCGTTGACTGGTATTCTTGATAACAAATGGATGGGAGAAGTAAATGACAGCACTGCGAAGGCTCTTGAGCAGTTACGACAGATCGCCGTGGACACCAATTCTAACTATTCAGCTAGTCTTGGAATCCCTCAAGCTGCTGCTATCACTTGTGTCAAGCCTTCTGGTACTGTGTCTCAGCTTGTTAATTCTGCCTCTGGTATTCATACTAGACATAGTAGCTATTATGTTCGCCGTGTTCGTGGCGATAAGAAAGACCCGTTAACCAAGTTTCTGACAGAGGCAGGTATTCCTACTGAGGATTGTGTAATGCGTCCTGACAGCACTGCAGTGTTTTCTTTCCCAGTGAAAGCACCAGATAATGCCAGGACTCGTGAGCACTTAACTGCTTTGCAGCACCTCGAACTGTGGTTGATGTATCAGCGCCACTGGTGTGAGCATAAGCCCTCTGTCACTATCTCTGTTAAGGAAGATGAGTGGATGGATGTTGGAGCATGGGTGTGGAGGAACTTCGATGAAATCTCTGGTATATCGTTCTTGCCTTGGGATGGAGGCACTTATCGTCAAGCGCCTTATGAGGAGTGCAGCAAAGAGCAGTATGAGGAACTTCTTGCTAAGATGCCTACAGGTATTGCATGGGATAATCTTAAGGAAGAAGACGATAATGTCGAAGGAGCACAGACCTTAGCCTGTGTAGCAGGACACTGTGAAATATGAGAGCAGAACTAAGTTTAATTGCAGGTATGATGCTGGGGTTTGAATATGTACAAGATCCTGAAGAAGGAACTAACTACCTTGTTGTAGATATCTTCTTTGTCCGTATCTTATTTGGATGGGGTTAGATACAAAGCTCTCTCGTCTTTTCTACGCTTGACCAATCCAGGTAGCTCTTTGCCGCCTGCTTTGGTCCAAGCCATGAAAGCCTCAGCAGCAGCTTCATAGTCACCACGATTGTGACACATCCTTATTGAAGAGCGTTGGAGATTACCGAGGCCAACATTGAAAGAGAAGGAAACGAGTGCATCAAAGCGAGACTGAGTAAGACCAGAAGGACACAGTCGTAGTACGCCTCTCTCGAAAGAAGCCAAGTCTTGGGCGAGAATCTCATCAACCTCTTGCATTGATAGGACTCTGTCCCATGCTGGAGGGATTGGTATATTCTTTCGCTCATCTAGTTTGACTCCAATATGTGCAGGGTCAATGACATGACCTACCCCGATGGTCCACAATAAAGCGGGACACCTATATCCACGGGTACGGACACCTTCGTGGTGTTTGATCATATCTATGCATTCTTTTGATACCTTCATTTCTTAAAGCTCTGAGTACCGAACCAGAAGGCAATCACGCTTGAGAAGATGATGGCGCTGTCCTCATCCCAGAGGATCTCCATAGCCATCTCAAAAGGAACACCAGTCTTCCATGCATAGAAGAAACCAAAGATGTTCACAAACAGAAGCATACAAAACATACCATAGGTGATCACTGGCCTGACTGACGCACGAAGGTTAGTAACCCACTGTGAGGCTCCTTGTCCAATGGCTATATCGTGGGCATACAAGGCTTCTCGTTCCTGTACTGCTGTCTGCATAGCCACCTGCTCTGTCCTAATCTCTTCGATCCTGGCCTGGGCTATGTAGCCTCTCTCTAGCATCTGTAGCTCTCGCTCAGTCTGCATCTTAGCTAGCTCAAGCTCATGAGATTTATCAGCCTTGTCCTGGAAGAAGTCTAGGATCTTAGGTAGACCACCCATAAGGAAAGAAATTAGTGTAGATAGTAAAGTAATCATTACATAAGCCCCATCATTTTAAAGACTCCATAAACAACAGCACTAACAAGTAAAATCATTCCCCATTCTTTTCTAGTCTGCATACGCTTACGATAGAACTCATCATTAAGTTCTAAATGTTGTTTTCGTAGTTGTGTAATTAAAGACTTTACTTCTGACACTGCTGATCTTCCATACTCCATCTCAATCTGTTTATACATCTCCATCTCTGCATCTCTTATCTGCCTAATGATCTTGTACTCTTCATAGGCAGTCATGAACATCATGTCACCACGGCGTTCAATCTGTTGCTGCTTCCTCTTCCAGGCGACTCTTGCCTTCGCCTCTTCATCCAGGAATGTATTTACTTCGTTAGCAGTTTCCTTAATCTCCCTGCCGACTTTTACAGCTTCTTTTATCCCCGATAGAGCAGCCCTTGTTGTTTGTATTGGGTCACTCACTTTGCTCCAATCCTTTACTTTGTAGTCGTTTGCGCTGGAACTCTGCAGCAAACTCTGGATTACTATTATATTGTTCTACTAGAATTTGATTAGTTGCTGCTCGTCTTGCTCTTTCGGCTACACGCTTCATAAGAATATTCTTAACTGCCTTATTAGAATTCTGATACAATGGTGTATCAATTAATAGGTTCAATTGATTTTCTACTAGCTCTCCAGATACCTTAGCATATCTCTCATAAGTAGATGTGTCAAGTTCTACATCACGAATCTTTTTATTCACTGCTTCGTAGTTAAATCCAATCGACTGAATCTCTCTCTGCAGCGGTGTCTGCTCAGCGGATCTAGCGGCAATACCAACAACACCAGACAAACCATATGCTAAGTTTGGCTTAGGTTCACCGAGGATATCACGCTTAACTGGTAGGTCCTCTCTCATGCCTGGGATACGAGCTTGTACAGCCTCATCAAAGGTTCGTACTTCACGCTGATATGGATCAGGCACACGAGCAAACTGAGCCACTGCAGCAGGCACTACTAGACCAGCAAAGCTATTAATAAAGCTACCACCATAACGCTCAGGGTCATGCACAGCCTGCAGCACACCAGTGATGCCTTCTAAGAAGGTCTTCGAGGTAAGGTTCTTGGTGATAGCTAGTGTACCGTCCACTGCTAACTCTTGTATCTTCCTGTCTGCTGCTGGTTTATTATAGTAGTCTCGAAGAGATTCTACAGAGTCAGCAAACACACCCATCACTGTAGCTAGCGGCTCAACACGAGCATAGGAATACCATGTGTCACCAATCTTGACAGAATACTCAGGGATACCCGCAGCAATCATAGCTTCTCTGCGCCCCGCGTCCTTTGGGTAGGAACCAGTTAGATTGCCTTGTGCTACTTGATATGCAGTCATAGAGGCGATACCAGCACCAATCATAGTACGGGCTAGTGCCTCATCCTTCTTGCCTTTAAACTGCTTCATAAACAAGCTAGCAGGCGTATATGACAGAGCATCTTTAAGGATATTAATAGGAGTCTTAATAAATGGAGCAATGAACACAAGCTCAGGATGGTCAGCACGGAGCTTTAACATTGAGTTGCCTAGTTTACCTAGATCAGCCTGGAATGTTTGGCTCTTAGCAAAGTTAGTAATATCATCTGCCAGTACTGGATTAATCTTCTTAAGCTCATCTGCCCAGGTAAGACTGCCGATGTCTACTTGCCTTAGCTTCTGATACAATTCATTACGAGTCATACCACCAAGTTTACTCTCAGGGATAGCACGAGTTAGTCTTTCTGCTACAGCATTAAACTGCATCCTACGGAAGATAGCCTTAGAGAACTCATCAATAGCTACTGATGCCTTAGTAGGCATACGCACTACAGCACCTATATTCTTCTCAAGCTGAGATGAATTAGCTGATCCACCAATAGCCTGTTTAATCTGATCAATGTTAGCTGTGGTATCTAGTGGCGCTCCTTTGGTCCAACCAGCTTTAGCAAAGTCAATCCCTTCTGCTAAGCCTTCATAGAAACCTTTAAGCATAGAGGCAGACTCTTGCAGCCTAACAGAGTTTCCAGGCATAAGGCCAAGAAGGAAACGCTCAGCAATAGCTAATGGTGCTTTGACAAGAGCAGACATAGCGTTGACAGCAATTGTACCAACACCAGAGATATAGGAGTTAACTACAAACTCAGCTACCTTGTCTCTGAATCGTGGCTCTTTTAATGTCTGGTTAACAAAGCTAGCTTGTGCCTTTGCTTTCTCACCAGGAAGCATGTTCATTCTATTAAGATCATCAAGACCTTGAAAGAATGCGTCAATTGCTTCTTTACATTTTGCATCTACTTTTAGCATGAACGACCACCTAAGAATGGAATAATCTTTTGATTCTGATTGATAAGCTGATTAAGTCTTTTCTGGTATGCCAGTGCTCTGCCTAGGTTACTAGCGTTGCCCTCGACTGCAGCCAGCAGACTAGCAGCTTTACCCATCATTGACTGCAGGACAGCGTAGCCTTCTTCGCTGCCTAGCTCCTTAGATATTCTAGCAAGTTCTCTAGCTTTTGTCAAGTCATCGATGGCTGTCCTGGTTGCCTTGACTGCTGAGGCCAGCACTTCAGGAGGCAGAAGCTCTTGAACCTTCTTATTTAGCAATGCCTCGACAGCCACATCTTCAGGGATAGTACGCTGGCCTTCCTCGGTAATCTCCTGGAAAGTCTTGCCAGTCTGCCTTTCGTATCTAAACCGCCCCTGTAAGGCTCCATAGACCTGCTGGAGGGCTTCCTGATCTCCCTCGGTCTTCGACACCAGGACCTTGACATTAGCGTCCCTGAAGGGATTATTTGGGTCTATCATCCTGGCAAACTGCTCAGGTCGAATATTGGCAAACCTAGTAGCTGAGTCCTTTAGGTAATCCCTGTAATCACCAGTCTTAAAAGCCACCTGATCAGCCTCAGCCATAGCCTTGCCTACTGAGGTCTCTGACCCACCGTCTACCACAGCCTTATTCAAAGGTGT